TTGCGTATAAACTGTTGACTTTTGTGTAAATGTATCTATAATATAACAAACACAAAGAGGTCACATGGAGCGTACTAAATCATCTATTGCATTCGTGGGTCTGCACGCACACAGTGTTGCAGGATCGCCATTCGATGGCTTCGGCTATCCACAAGAGCATATGGATTATGCTTATGAAAACGGCTGCAGCGCACTCGCACTTACCGATCATGGGAACATGAATGGGCTGTCTCATCAAATTTTACATGCCAAAAAAATGAAGGAAGAAGGCAAAGACTTTAAACCAATCTTTGGGGTTGAAGCATATTTTGTTCCATCAGTTAAAGAATGGAAAGATGCATATGAAAAAGCCAAAGAGGATAAAAAGACTGCTAGAGATTTAGAAAGTGACCCAACGAAGACCGCCAATGAGGACGAGGGAGTTTCGAAGAGCAAATCCGATAACATTATTAAGGCGCGCCGTCACCTCATATTGATTGCTCAGAACCAAGCAGGTCTCAATAATATTTTCAAGATGATTTCTACATCTTTCCAAGGAGACAATTTCTACCGGTATCCTCGTGTTGACTATGATTTGCTAAGCAAGCATAGCGAGGGGGTTATTGCCTCTTCAGCATGCTTGGGCGGCGTCTATGCGGGCAACTATTGGGACAACCGTGAAGAGGGACCAGAGGCTGTTCTAGATGCCATGCGCAAGACTACCAAACGAATGAAAGATATCTTTGGTAAAAGGTGGTATGGAGAATTACAGTGGAACGATATTCCAGAGCAGCACGAGTTGAACAAGGCTGTGCTGCAAATGAGAGATGAGTTTGGCATCGAAGTGATCTCCACGGCCGATAGCCACTATCCCACTCCAACGGCTTGGAAAGATCGCGAATTGTATAAGCGCTTAGGTTTTCTTAACAGGCCAAAGAAGCCAGATTGGATGACATCTGAGCTTCCAATTGATGTAGAAGAGATTGGTTACGAACTATATCCAAAGAATGGCGACCAGATGTGGGAGTCATATAAGAAATATTCATCTGAAACTGGTCACGAATACGACGATCAAGTTGTATACGACTCACTCACAACAACTCATTGGATTGCTCATGAACTCATCGAAGATTTCCTACCAGACGATACGGTTCGCCTCCCAGGATTCGTTGTGCCAGAGGGAAAAACTGCGACACAAGCTTTAGCTAGAGCATGTGTTACTGGCTTGACAGATTTGGGGTTTAGCGAAAATGAAGAGTACATAAACAGACTCAAGCACGAGCTTCATGTAATTGATGACAGAGGGTTTAGCAAATACTTCTTGACGATGAAAGCAATTGCAGACAAAGCTAATGAGAATATGTTATCTGGACCCGGCCGAGGATCTGCAGCAGGATCTTTGGTTGCGTATGTTTTGGGAATCACACAGGTTGACCCAATCAAATATGGGCTTCTATTTAGCCGTTTCTTACGCGCTGATGCCACAGACTATCCTGATATTGATTATGATGTTAGTGATGCTTTTGGGCTAAAAGAGATCCTTGCAGAAGAATGGGGCGAGACGACAGTTGTGCCTATCTCAAATTTCAACACGTTGCAGCTGCGCAGCCTGATTAAGGACATTAGTAAATTCTATGAAGTACCTTTCACAGAAGTTAATCCTGTCACATCAAAGATGATGCAAGAAGCTACACCGAGAGCCAAACAGGTTCATGGTGTCAAAGCTGGAGTATACATTCCAACATTCGAAGAGATCATGGAATACTCTGAATCATTGCAGAAGTTCCTTAATAAGTATCCCCACATCAAGACTCACGTTGAAGCTTTATATGGGCAGGTACGTTCAACCAGCCGTCATGCAGGCGGCGTTGTGATTGGAGAGGACCTAGACAAGCACATGCCATTAATTAATTCAGGTGGCGTTGTTCAGACTCCATGGTCTGAAGGGCAGAACGTTCGACACTTAGAACCACTTGGCTTTATTAAATTCGATTTATTGGGCTTGTCGACCTTGGAAATGATTCAAGGCGCCGTCGAACATATTCTCAAGCGTCATCATAAGGTTGAAAATCCTACGTTTGATCAGATTAAAGATTGGTATGATAAAAACCTGCATCCTGATTCTATCAATTTAAATGATAAGAAAGTATACAAGAATATTTTTCATAAAGGCAAATTCGTCGGAATCTTTCAGTTTACGAATGAAGGCGCACAGAAATTCTGCATCAAAGCAAAGCCTAAAAACATTATTGATATCTCTGCTATTACTTCAATCTATCGGCCAGGTCCTTTGAGCGCTGACGTCGATGAGCTTTACGTTGATGCAAAAGAGAATCCAAGCAAAATAAACTATCCTCACGACATTGTAAAAGGTATTACAGAAGAGACGGCCGGCTTTCTTATTTTCCAAGAACAGATTGCTCTCTTGGCAAATAAGCTTGGTGACAACATCTCATTGGATGAGGCAAACAAACTTCGCAAGCTGTTGACTAAAAAAGGTACAGGCAAGGGGGCAAGAGAGAAAGATAAGATCCGTAAGAAGTTTGTTGCAGGCTGCATGAATAAAAAGATCGATAAAGCGACAGCAGAAGCTATGTGGGAGAAATTTGAATACTTCTCAGGATATGGTTTTAATAAGTCGCATGCCGTATCTTATTCTATCTTATCCTACCAGTGTGCTTGGTTATTAAATTACTATCCTGCTGAATGGACGGCTGCATTCCTGGACAAAGAACCAGAAAAGCGCAAAGAGGCTGCAATTAATTTGGCACAAAAATACGGCTTCAGTATCGAGCCAGTCAATATTAACACTTCAAATTGGCACTGGGATATATCTAAAGACGGAAAGACGATGATTCAGCCTTTAAGCTCAATCAAGGGCTTGGGTGATAAAGCTATTGAGCAGATTATTGATAATAGACCTTTCAATAGTGCTGAAGACTTGCTTTTTAACGAGGGCATCATTTATTCTAAGTTCAATAAAAAAGCTATGGATGTCCTCTGTCGATGCGGAGCCATGCGAGATTTACTAGATGAGAGGTTCTCAGGTATGAAACATTTCTGGGCTGCATGTGTTGCTGATCGACCGAAGAACAAGAAGAAGCTAGTTGAAAACATAGAACTGTATAAACCAGAGGGAGAGTACTCAGACGAGGAGAAGATCGAAAACTTGTCTTCGCTAACTGGTATATTCCCTATTACTTTGGTCATGACCCGCGATGTCCGAGAACGCCTTGAACACTACATGGTGCCGGCACTAGGGAGCACTGATCGTGAATTGGGTGATGTTGTCTGGTTCATCCCGCGAGAAATTATTCCAAAAAAGACAAAGACAGGAAGAACATATTGGATTGTCAGGGCTATTGACAGCACATCAACCGTAACAAGCATTCGTTGCTGGGGTGTTCGCGACAATGATAGACTTCATATTAATCGTCCATACATGGCCAGATTAGATTACGATCCAGCATGGGGCTATTCTACAAAGTCTATAAAGCATAATTTTAGACTTTTAGGTTGACATATGAAAAAACACATTAAAAACAAACAAGGCTTTATTGAAAGAGCCAACATGATACATAATTTTAAATACGACTATTCAAAAGTTGTATTTCCAAAAAGAGACATGCTTTATAGCTATAATGGCAAAAAGACGAGAAGACCGCCGGAATACTACCGCGAGGCCAAAATCATCATAACATGTCCAAAGCATGGTGATTTCACACAGACTGCTAGAAAACATATTGAAAAACATGGCAGCGGATGTCAGCTTTGTGCTAGAGAGACCATCTCACAGGCGAATTACGGGCGCAACAAAACTGCTGATTACTCAACTGCAAACTCATTTGAAATTAAAAACGAGCTGATTGTATTTAGGACAACGCCTTCTGACGACCTAGAGAGAGAAGTACTCTTAGATGTTGCTGATCAAGAGGTTCTTTCAGTTGCACTATGGCGGACAACGGGACACCAACAGAGCAGAAAAGATCGCACAGAATACTGTGTGGCGAGACAAAACAACCGAACTATTAATGAGGGGCTTGAATGGCTCGGCTGCAACCCCCAGATGCATCGTTTGATTATGTCTAGAATTTTAGGTCGACAACTAAGAAAAGATGAACATGTAGACCACATTAACCACAATGGTTTAGACAATAGGAGAGAAAATCTGAGAATTGCCACCCCCAGCCAAAATCATGCAAACAAAAAAAAGCAGACTGGAAATTACTCCTCAAGATTCAAGGGTGTCAGCTTCGACAATTCTCGTAACAAATGGATGTCTTATATTGGTGGAAGCAGTACACCTAACGGTGTTAATAGGATGTACTTGGGGAGATACGAACCAACACCTGTCGGAGAAGAAAAGGCAGCACGCGCCTACGACAAAAAAGCTTTAGAGTTTTATGGAGAATTCGCTGAACTTAATTTTCCATCCGAAGAATACAAATAAAAGAACTTTTAGGTTGACAAATGGAAAAAGGAGTTTATAATGGGTAATATGTCTCGTAAAATTAAGCGCAATAAGAAAAAGAAAGCTAAAAAAGAACTAGCAACAAAGGTTGCGCTGTTCGGACAACTAGGCGATGTATGCATGACATGTGACAAGTCTTTTGACAAGAAAGATAGAGAGCAAGTTATGTCTTGGTCTGTTGTTGTTCGAGAGCAAGAAAAGAAAGTAAACTTGTACTGTCCTGACTGTTGGGACAAGGCAAAAACAATTGTAGAAGAATTTAAAAAACATTTGGAGGAGAAAAATGATTCTTGAATATGCTAAAGTAAGAGAAAAAGCAAGAGCCCCGGAAAGAGCAAACCCTTCCGACGCCGGTCTTGATGTATTCCACAATCCAGAAAAAACTAACACTGTGACTTTGAATCCAGGAGATAACGCAGTTCTGCCAACTGGGATTAGGTTTGGAGTTCCACATGGATTTATGCTTCAGGTAATGAACAGATCTAGTATGGCTGCCAAGAAAGGTCTTGTCGTCGGCGCACACTGCGTGGATAGTGGCTATGATGGAGAAGTGTTTATTGATCTCCACAATATTGGAAATCAAGTACAGCACGTCCGCCCCGGCGACAAAATAGCACAGGTAGTGTTGATACCAGTTGTACCATTCCGAGCGTTAGAGACGTCTTCAGGCAATCTTTATGATTGGTATCCAATTACAATGTCCGCCCGCGGACAAGGCGCCTTGGGGAGTACAGACTGATGATATCACATAAGAGTTTTGAACCCGGCGAAGATCATTTGCCCTACAAAAAAGCCTTGGCTGGCCATGACTTCGGCTTTGGAGATGTTAGAGAACAGGAGAATGATGTCATGGAAACTAAAAAAGGATGCAAGAAATGTGGAAAAGAAAAAACATGTAAACCAAAAAAAGAAAAGGTCAGTAACCCGGCGCATTATAACACTGGGAGGATCGAAGTTATCGATGCCATTGAAGATTGGGACCTTGGTTTTAACGACGGAAATGCGATTAAATATATTGCGAGGCATAAACACAAAGGCGATTCCATACAAGATATTGAAAAAGCTATTTGGTATCTCCAAAGACATATGAAAAATCTTAAGAAAGGGGTGATCAAATGAATTTTAAAAGCTTTCGAAAGAGCCTATCCTTCGACGATGTTTTGTTGATACCACAATACAGTGATATTGAAAGCAGATCTCAGGTCGATGTCAGTAGCGACTTAGATGACAAGTTTAAATTTAAACTTCCCGTCATATCTAGCCCTATGGATACCGTGACAGAAGAAGCCATGGCCATTGCTCTCCACGACGCCGGCGGACTCGGAATCGTCCATAGATATAACACGATCAGTGAACAGGCTGATGTGGTTAAAAAACTGCGAGAGCACAGTAACTCTATGCCAATAGCCGTCGCAATCGGCGCCACAGGAGATTATCTTAATCGTGCAGAAACTGTAGCTAAGATGGGGGCAAACATTTTATGTATTGATACTGCTCACGGACATCATGTGGCCATGGAGCGCGCCATAAAAACTTTGAAAGATAATTATGGAAGTAGCATTCATATCATGGCCGGAAATGTCGCGACCCTGGAGGCTTTCAACGCCCTATCCGAGTGGGGAGCAGACAGTGTTCGGGTTGGAATTGGAGGTGGAAGCATATGTTCAACAAGGCTTGTAACTGGACATGGCATGCCAACGCTGGAAAGCATAATGGAGTGTGCACAAACGGGACACTCTACAAAGATCATTGCAGACGGAGGAATCAAGACTAGCGGAGACATAGTAAAAGCATTCGCAGCCGGCGCCGATTTTGTTATGATCGGATCTATGCTAGCAGGGACGGAGGAAACACCAGGTGAAACATTTCATAGCAACACAGGGAAAAGGTATAAGATATACAGAGGAATGGCCTCAGCCGAAGCCCAATCAGACTGGAGAGGAAAATCTTCAACACCAGAAGGAGTCACAACAACAGTTACCTACAAGGGAGAGGTTGCTCCTATATTGGATAATCTTATGGGTGGCATTAGGAGTGGATTTAGCTATTCTGGTGTACGTACACTGAGAGAGTTTCAAGTAAAAGCTAAATTCATTCGTCAGTCGACCGCAGGACAGATAGAGAGTTCCACACATATTATGAGGAAAAAATGAAGTACATATTTATATTAGCCCTATTGTTTGTTGGTTGTAACAAGCCAAAAGTATATGAGTGCCGCGGCTGGGACAAGAGAGTTTGTATGTGTCCGAATGGAGAAACTGGTGTGCAAAAATGTTCTCGCGGTCCCGCCTTTGCGGATCCGCCCCCCGTAAGAACATGGCTTCCATGCAATTGTTGTTTTATTATTAAGAAAGATGAACACGGCATATATTACATAAATTATGATGATACCTCCGGCTGTTGGGACGATGTTTATGATCCCTCAGTGCCAACGGTGGAAGAGATCATAGAGAAGGACACAGATTGAAAGATCCAACAGTACCAGATCCAAGAGATCGTAAGAAATTTATGTTCTATGACACGGAAAAGAGACAAGCGGATCTACGTATCAAGCTTCAACATGATGGAATAACTCAGAGTACATTTTTTCGAGTCATGATATCGGGATACTTAGAAAATGATGAAAATATTATAAATTACCTTAACATTTTTCAAGAAAAGTATAAAATGCGAGGTAAGCACAAAATTAAAAAAGTTAAAAAATTGATTGATAAAGGTGAGCAATTGAAAAAGAAATTTAATATTGATGCCGGCGAGATTGAAGATATATTTGATCTAGTTGAAATGGAGGGACCTTCTTTATGAAATGTTTAGAAAAGTGTATTGAGTTGGGCGTCTCCTGCCCCGTTATAGACTGCCGTGCATGGATTGAGAGTGAGCCAGAATACAACTGCATACATGAAGCCGTCGACTCTCAGGGGGAAATGACACTTCGCGAAGTTGCCAAGAGATTGAATGTCAGTTTTGTTAGAGTGAAACAGATAGAAGATAAGGCAATAAAAAAATTAGGTAAAATCAAGAATTTTAAGACTATTTAGAGTAGTGAAATGATTTGTGTTTCAGCACAACCAAATGTAGAAAAGTTTCAAGGAGTTACATAAAATGAAAAAACGTTTACTTAACGAACAGAGCACACGGCGCTTTATGAAGCTGGCCGGAATTAGAAAACTAAGTGAGAACTTCATCGACGAGACAGCCGTTGAAGAAAACGAAGAGCTTGAAGAAAACGAAGAGCTTGAAGAGCTTGAAGAGCCTGGAGCAGGCGACGAAGCAGGCGACGAAGCGGAAGAAGGAGATCTTAGCGAGCCTGGCGGCGCCGATGTCGATGGCGACACTCTTGCTGACTTTTTGGACTTCATCGCAGCGAAAGTAGAAGACTACGCAGACGAAAAGGACATTGACCTTGAGGTTGATGTTGAAGAAGAGCCCGGTATGGAAGGCGATGATATGGACATGGAAATGGACGATATGGGTGATGAGCCCGCCGACATGGACCTGGACATGGACGATGAAGAGGGCGAAATGGATCTTGACGCTCCAGAACTGGAAGACGAAGAAGATGAGCCTTCCACGGAAGAAGAGCTGGTTAATGAGGTTGCGCGCCGGGTAGCTCTCAGAATACTTAGCGAAATGAAACAATAAATAAATGGAATAAAATGACTCTTGACTTTTCAGAAAAACCCGCTATATTTATAGCGGGTTTTTTATTTACAGAGAGGTCATAATGGAATCAGGTGGTTGGGAAGTTTTTCTATGGTATTCCCTCGGCGCAATATCATATATGTTTGTTTCTAGAGTAATGAGGTACGTTAATTTAGCATCTTTATATGATAGCGCTCTTACTGCTTCGTTAAATATTATCTTTATAGCAGATAAAGAGGTTAAATTTATGAACGAGTATCGATATAATAGTTTAAAAGATGCTGGGATTACTAGCGAAGAGATACAAAATTTAGAGGAAGCCAATAATCGTGCGATAGATTTGTGGCGATTTCTCGTAATACAGAGCTTAATAGCCATGACTCCCATATCGTTGCGATCAAATTTAAAATTCAAAACCTGGGATCAGGCAGTTAAATTAATAGAAAAAAATAGGAAATAATATGCTAGCAGAAGATAAAAAGCGTAAGAAGAAGAAGAAAGAAGAGAAAGAGCCTGAAGAGGTAGTCGAGCCGGATGAGCATGCGGACCAAGAAAAGGAGGATTCTGATTCTCCTATGTTGTTTGATATTAGTGCTCTTGCACCGCAGGAAAGTCCAAAGATCCGCGCCATGGGTATCTACGGAACCATAAATGAGGAAAAGTGTGCTGATGCTTTGTTTTCTCTCGTTGTGCTCAGTGAGACCGGCAAGAACGATGTGCTTGAAGATCCAAAGGACATGAACTCTAAAATAATTTCAGAGTATTTGCCAATAGATTTTTATATTTCTACGTATGGTGGTTCCGCGACTGACATGTTTGCTGTCTATGACGCAATAAGGCAAGTGAGAGAAACGTGTCCTATTCACACAGTGGGACTGGGGAAGGTAATGTCAGCCGGCGTACTTCTTTTGGCCAGCGGAACAAAGGGTGAGCGTAAAATTGGCGCCAATTGTCGTGTAATGATTCACGGTGTTATGTCCGGACAACAAGGACATCTTCATGATCTAGAAAACGAGATGGAAGAGGCAAAGTTTACTCAAAGACAATATGTTAAAGCTTTGGCCAAAGAGACAAACATGACTGAAAAGTACATCAAGAAGTTGATGGACAAAAAGATAAATGTTTATCTCGACGCAGAAGAAGCGGTTGATTTAGGTATCGCTGACATAATTATTTAAAAGAAATGAATTGGTTTAAAATAAGATACAACAAGAGATCTGCAAAGAAATATGGATGGAAACCTTCATGGTTCGGCGCTAACGAATTTAACTCCGAATTGTTAGAAAACATCAAAGAATTCCAAGAGTTGCATGATTTGAAAGTCGACGGGCTCTGTGGGGAAATGACATATCGCAGAGCTTACACAAACAACTTAGCTTATAGCACTGGAGTTGATGATAGCATGAACACAATTATCAAACAACATCGCATAATCTGTAATGGTGTCTCTGTACCAGTTAGGTGGGATAAGGTTGAACTAAGTTGGATAAAAGAAGGTTGCTATTCGAAAGTAAAGCGCAAACCACGCAAGCCAACTATGGTGGTAACCCACTGGGACGCTACGTTATCGGCCGCATCTTGCAAGAGAATATTAGAGAAGCGAGGAATATCTACTCATTTTGTAATAGATAACGATGGCACTATAGTGCAGCTTGTCGATACACAAGACGTCGCTTGGCATGCCGGAATCCGCCGCGTAAATAAGGCTTCGATTGGTGTCGATTTCAGTAATGCAGTCTATACCAAATATAACAAAGCATACTCTAAAAAGGGTTTCGGTCTGCGTCCTATCATAAGCGATTGGCGAGTTCACGGCTGGCGACCTAAACCGTTCCTTGGGGCATACCCAGTGCAGATTGATGCTTACAAGGCTCTTCTAGAGGCCCTACACAAGCACTATGGGATTCCCCTGGAATGTCCCTTAGATGACGATGGAAACCTCTTAACTAGGGTACACAAGCCCTCCAAAAGAGCAAAGTTTAAAGGGGTAGTTAACCACTATAACCTCTCTAAAAAGAAGTGGGACACTCTAGGACTCCAGCTAGATGAAATTCTTGAAGAAATAAGACGTGACAAGGACTAATTATAACCATGGATAAGAAAGTAATAGATAAGTTATATGAATTGTACGAACCAAAAGAAAGCATAACGTTCGATTCACTTTTGGGCATGATAACAGAGCAGATGTCTAATATTCAATTTCTTAGAGAAGACGAAGCTAGTACCTCTGTGTTTGATCAAGAAGAAATAAACATCAGTTTGCCGACGATTCGAATTACAGAAGATTTTGGAAAGGTGGGCACCAAGGACCGTGCAATGATCGAAAAGTTCGCCAGAAATATTGCCGGCAACACTTTAGAAGAAAAGTTGGCTAACTTAAATTCTGTTTTGACAGAGAAGAAAGAAGGCGCAACAGTGGGAGAGATTCTCTCAACAATGGTGATGGCTGAAATGTTGTATGCTATCCTAACGTCGTTTACTGAATCAGCGGGTGGATTTATTTTTGAAGGCTTTCTTGCCGGATTGTTCGGAGATAAATCAGTTCAAATCTACGGCCCCGAGGACATCGAAGGTATGACAGCGGCTGGAAAACCTATCACAGATGTTGTTCTGGGGGATAAGCACTACTCGTTGAAGTTGCTTGGACAGACCACAGGAGTTAAAGGCTCCTTCAAAAATATGATTGACCATTTCAGAACGGTCCCTCACATTTATTATTTGGATGCTCGACGAGTGGACAAAGATCAAGGATTGGAGTTCGGTGAATTTTTGATTACGCTAGAAAACTTTTTGGACGTGTTTGTAAAGCCGTTTTTAAAGGGAGTTTCATCTAAAGCAGTCCGCGTCGAAAGCGCAGAACAATTACAAGATTTTATGGCAACGTTGCGTAACGAGGAGAAGGCAGTTAAAGGCATTCAGTTTGCTCGACCCGGCTTTGTCCCGGACACGGGCGGAAGAACATTCCACTTTTCTCCGTCTCGCGGAGATGACCTACAGGAGCAGTTGGATATCCAACCCGGCACTGTCCGCGCATCGAAAGGCGGCTTAGATCCAAATGAGTGGAGCCAACTTCTTCAGCGGGTTGTCGACGCTGAAGTTGAAGAGCTACAGAAGTATGCGCCTTATACTATTGCCTTCGCTGACACCAAGTTTGAAGGAACAAAAGCAGAAAAGTTATTTGGCCACTACAGCTTAATCGAGGACATCGCGCAAGCGATAAAAGAGGATGACAAAGAAAAGATTCTCCTTTTCCTATCAAAAACTCCTGGCTACGAGGGGAAACAACAATTTGAATTCACCAGACAACAGGCGGAAGCCATTGGTAATTTTAGACACGTTGGTACTCTGATGATTGGCGAACAATATATGAAAGCAACGTGGGCAAGATATGCAGACTTATTAAAAGAAACTATTGGGCCCGTCTATCGTCAATTGCAGGCGTTTACAGATAATGTCAATAACTATTTCTTAGGTGTGGCCGAAGAAGAAGACCAACAAGGCAGATCTGTATACGCACAAGATGCAATAGATGATGCTCAAAAATTACAAGTGGTTACAACTAACGCTGTGGACAAGCTTGAAACCACCGAGCAAACAAAGCCATCCGTTTAATTTATTTAACTTTTCCGTTGACTTAGGTATAATGGTTATTATTGTTACGTATATAACTACAAGGAGTTACCATGGTTAAGAGTTATTCGCAAGGAAAAGACTTACGCGAAAAGATTCTCCGAGGCGCCAGTGTCCTGGCTGATAACGTTGCCTCGACACTAGGCCCCAAAGGACGAAACGTTATCCTACACAAAGAAGGCGCAAGCCCGATGATCACCAAAGACGGTGTGACAGTTGCTAAGTTTGTTAAACTGGAAGATCCGTTTGAAAACTTAGGTGCTCAAATTATCAAGCAGGCTGCGTCTAATACAAATAGCACAGCCGGCGACGGTACTACGACGTCGACTGTACTAGCCCGAGAAATGCTCTCTAAGGCACAGAAGTACATCGCCTCAGGTGCTAGTCCAATTGATATCAAGAGAGGCATGGACAAGGCCACAGAGGCTATTGTAACAGAGCTAGAGAGACTAGCCAAGCCAATTAAATCAGAGGAAGACGTGCGACACATTGCAACAATCTCAGCCAATGGCGACACTAGTATCGGTGAGATGATTGCTATGGCCGTTGATAAGATTGGAAAAGATGGAGCCATATCGATTGAAGAGGGTCGATCGATGAAGACGTCTTTGGATATTGTCGAGGGCTTTAGATTTGATGCTGGATATTGTGCACAAGCTTTCGTAACAAACAAGCGAAAGCAATCCATCAACTACGATGATGTTCTATTATTGGTTACAAACTACAAGATTGAAATGCTTGAGGAGATTTTGCCTATACTTGAAGTAGTTGCAAGAGAGGGCCGACCATTCATAATTGTATCAGAAGAGCTAGAAGGACAAGCGCTGGCTGCTCTTATCATGAATACCGTCAGAGGCACAATGAAGGTTGCAGCACTCAAGGCTCCAAGATACGGACAAGAGCGCAGGAGCATTCTAGAAGATTTATGTATCTCTACAGGTGCCACCTTTATTAGCAGGGATTCTGGACTCAAGCTATCAGACGTAAAACTTAAACATTTGGGTAGCGCTAAAAAGATTGAAGTGCTTAAGAACCAAACAACAATCGTGGATGGAAAAGCAGATTGGTCAAAGGTTGATGAAAGAATCGAAAGCCTTAAGTCTGAGATTAAACAGACAGATGGTATAGCAGAGTGTGAAAAGCTTCAAGAGCGAATCACAAGACTTTCTTCTGGTGTTGCTGTAATTCGTGTTGGTGCACCGACTGAGATTGAGATGGTTGAAAAGAAGCATCGGATTGAAGATGCTTTGGAAGCAGTTAGGTCAGCACAGCTAGAGGGCACACTCCCTGGCGGCGGCACTAGTCTCATTCGAGCGGTCCAAGGCTTAGAAGTTGAAACAGACAATGATGACCAACGCCTTGGTGTTGAGGTTGTAAGACAATCAGCTTATGGACCATTGAAACAAATGTCAAAGAATGCTGGAGAATCATATGATTTGATTCTGAATAAGTTGCTAGATAATCCGGACACACACGGCTGGAACTTTGCTACTAGCGAAGTGGTAAATATGTACGAGAATGGTATCATTGATCCTGCTAAGGTAACCAGGACAGCTTTACAGAACGCCACGTCCGTTTCGTCGACCCTGATCACAACTAATCATGCAATCGTGGAGGCCACAATTGAGAGTTAAGATTAGCTACTCTGTTGGGCTGGACGAAATACCTGATAAAGCTAGACAGCTATTGTATGATGTACAGAAGGGGCTTTTATCTTCTTCTGAGATTGTACCAGAGTTTGAAGAAAAGGACCTGTACGGAGATAGATATGATGTATTCAAGGAGAGTATCGATAAGCTTAGGCGAAAGCTTTTCGCCGCTGATTCTAAACTAGAAGACATTACAACAATATTAGATGACTGGAAAAGAGCATCTTTGGCTTTGGAAGTGGAAAAGGTTGGACTACCTGAGTTACCAGGAAGGGGAGTAGAAAATGTTGAAAGCAGCGACTAGGGGCGATCTTGTATATATACCCTCGCAAGTAACGCTTTATAGATACTTCAACACTTCAAGAGGAATGCAGGTGAAAGATTTCTGCAAGTTAGATTCTCCAAAACTATTCTTGGTTGTCGAGTCTGTTCGAAATGAAAGAGAGATTGGTGTGCACCACGACGGAGACACTTGGTACGTCAAGCAGGCTGATATAATTTTAGAGGAAAGGGGTGCAAAATGATAATGCTGACAGAAGTTTACAAAAAAGGATCTAAAATGCTTAACGAAAGTGAGTTTTCTTTGAGAGAGATCTTAGTAAATCCTAATAATGTGTTGATAATAAGAGAAGATGACAAGATTGAAAGTGATTTCAAGACTGGTCGACTTCCTGCTGGGTTGGATGAGAGACAAAAATTTACTAAAATACATTTAAGTTCATTAAATAATCACTCCATAACTGTGGTGGGAGACATGATTTCAATTTATAAGCGACTAGCGGGGTGACACATGGAAAAATATGTTCTTTTTATTATAGATGAATGTTCTTTCTGTTCAGAGGCAGTGCTTCTGTTAGAAGAGAAATCAAAAGATTATAAGATTGTCGACATTACTGATGACCTCAAAGCCCGCGCCCAAATTAAGATGGCATTCGGTTGGCCAACTTTTCCTATTATTTTAACAAGAAATGAAATGAAACTAAAACTTGTCGGCGGATACACAGATCTAAAAGAGGTCATCCAATAAGATGAAGCAAGATGAAGCCTATTATTCAATGCCTAGAAAGAAAGTTTTAGATTATCTGACCAGCGCACGCAAAGAAATTACTTTTTGTAGAGAATTAATAAGACAATACTTGAAAAACATAGGTGAGGATAGGTGGTTAATAACCGCTCTGTGTGATCTATATTCAGCTAACTACAAAATGTTGAGTGAACTATCTTTAATGTTAGAATACGGCTCTGATAAAGAAAATGATGTTGTGTTGATGACAAAAGAGGATGTAGCGATTATTGAAACCATTATTATTGCAAAACACTACTCTGCAAGAGAATTAAATATGAGAGGAAATTTGTCAGTTTCATTACATTGATTTGAGGTTTAAAAAATTGCAGTTAAATAAAATTTCATATTTTAACTAAATTATTGAAAATTTTAAGAAAAACTGGTACTTTATAAAAATAATTTTATATTTATTATGTGGGTGTAAAAAATTTTACACACCGTTCTTTCATTTGGGTGGAGGGGTTGAATGCCTGTCTTGCGAAAAGCTAATTATATGCTTGTGTTCGGTGCGTGTAACTTGTTCGTATATTTTCTTATACAGGGTTATGTGTCGAATGAGTATAATTTTTTGACACCCTTTGATACAGCTTTTCCATTTATGCCAGAATTCGTTTGGATTTATCAGAGTCTTTTGCCGGTAATCGCCTTGACAATGGTTCTTTTGGTTAAATCCAAACGACTCTTTTTCAATACTTTTTGGTCATGCCTTGTCGCGACAATTGTGATTCATCTCTTTTGGCTTTTGTTTCCGTCTTTCTATCCACGGCCAGAAATAGATCCAGTAACCTTGTCTGAAGCTTTTGTGCAGTTATCATATGAGATAGATAATTCATCTAATACTTTTCCATCAGGACATGTAGCCTTCTCTTGGATTATGTATTTGGGAGCGAGGAAGAGCGAATTAGCTAAAAAGACTTCTGGTTTGTCTAATTTATATCTTTTGTGGGCCATCGGCGTGTCACTTTCAACTTTGGCGATCAAAATGCATTATGTTATCGACGTGATCGGCGGATTAGCAATAGCTAGCTTTTGTTTCTATCTAGTAGGCTGGGCGATAAGAAGATTTAATTGGTATCCCCCCGAAGATACTAGTTATAGACATGAAGGCATACAAAATAACTGATGACGAGAAGATATTAAAAACTCCGTGTAAACCCTGTCGCACAATCGAAGAGGGCGAACAAATTGTCGCCATTTTGAAAAAGGTCTTGGAACAGAGCAAGGACGGCGTAGGATTAGCTGCGAATCAAGTAGGCATACATAAAAGCGTCTGTCTGATCAACGTAAAGAAACCTATTGCCCTAATCAATCCTAAGATAGTTGCTAAGTTTGACAAATTCACGTACAAAGAGGGTTGTCTATCCTATCCGGGTGATTATGTTTTAACTGAGAGGTTTAAAAATATTGTGGTGAAGGCAGATAATCATAAAAACTTGTTGAAATTTTCTTGCAACACACCCGAGGATACACTGGAGTGTGCTTGTATACAGCACGAGATTGACCACCTAAACGGCATCACTATGCACGACCGAACCCCAACTCTGGCTATGCCAAAAGCAGCAGACTTGTTGATAAAGGGAATTAAAGATGGCAAATAACTACATCGAGGACAAAGATGATGAGTATGAGTACGCATATTTGAGAGTTTCTTTGCAATCTCAAGACGAGGAATACGCCCTCTATAAGAGGTGGGTCCAGAGCCAGATTGAAATAGAAAATGATACAGAGCCAGAAGAAGAGGGAGTGATTATTATTGATATGGCATAGTTACTTATATGAAGCAAGTCACCATAGTCGTTTCTAGATTGAGATTAGTTGTGGTATGCTTGCTGTTAGGTTTTATAATTTTAGCCAGTCTCTTTACTCCAAAAAACGAAGAGTCAAAAAAGATGATAGTTGAATATAATGACGCCGACACCTGCGAAATTCTATTGTGGAATGATGACAGGCTCGTTGCGCGCTTATACTCTAATGATAACAAAGACTGTAAGTTTTATTTAATAAAAAACTCGTCCCATTAGGATTACTGCTACTATTTAAAAGTGGGCATAGGGAGGTTATTTTAGATGGCTGGTGACAATGGTTGGAGTGAATATTCAAAGCTTGTTTTGAAAGAGCTTGAAACTCTATCTAGGGGCATTGCCGGATTAAATGAAGAGATTCAGGCACTTAAGAGCGACATAACAGAATTGCGCTCCCGAGAAGATAAAGTTGAAGAGCTACGCGCCTGGAAACAGAGGGTCGATGAAGTCTCGTCACCTTCGCAAATGAAGGCTTGGATCCGTGAAGTTGAAAAGCTTAAGACATTCAAGACAAAGGCGGTTACTGTTTTTCTTGTTGTTCAGGGATTCATGATGTGCGCCCTCACCTTAAGTAATTTTTTCAACTAGACAGATAAGCAATTGTTCCTATAGTATTGATAGACAAAGGAGTCATTATGCTAGCCGATATTGTAGTCGGCGTGCAAGCCGGCGACGAAGCAAAAGGCAAGGTTACTCATCACTTGTGTAAGAGTGGCGAGTATACGCATGTCTTAAGGTTCAATGGTGGCTGCAACGCTGGGCATACTATTTACCATGAAGGTAAAAAATTTGTAACACACCACATACCTGCTGGAGTATTCTATGGAATAAGATCAGTTATTGGTTCAGGTTGTGTTGTTAATATAAACCAGTTCTTTAAAGAACTGGAAGAACTTAAAGAGGGAGGAATAAACGTTGATGGAAGAATCTTTATTGCTGGAAATGCTCACGTCATTACTGACGAACATCTTGAACAAGATGGCAGAGATACTAGCATCGGTACAACAAAGCGGGGAAACGGCCCTGCTTATCGCGACAAATATGATCGCAAAGGCAAGTTAGCTTCGCAGGTGCCAGAATTGCAGCATTATTTAGTTGATCTTTATGATGAGTTGCATAATAACGGCAGTGTAAAAGTATTATGCGAAGGCGCCCAAGGATTTGAACTAGACATTGATTGGGGTGATTATCCATATGTAACTTCTAGTCATTGCACCTCCGCTTCAGCTTTATTAAATGGAGTTCCGTTTAATTGGGTTAGAGATGTGTGGGGAGTTGCAAAAATATATGAAACATATGTTGGAGCTAAAAAGTTTGAACCAGACGGATCAGAGTTTCCGCTTTTGCGAAAATATGGAGAAGAGTTTGGTGCTACAACTGGACGGCCAAGACAATGTAATTGGCTTAATTTAGATAGGCTCATTAAATCCGTAAAGGTAAACGGAGTCACCAGGTTGGTGATAAATAAAATGGATGTAATGAGACAATTGGGAAGATGGACACTAATTAGTGATGGGAAAGAGGTTAATTTCAAAACAGAAAACGACTTAAAAATGTTTTTACGACAAAAACTCTCCGGACCCGACATTACTAATCCGGCTTTATTGTATTTTTCAGACAATAAGCACTCAATTTAGGAAAACAAGATATGAAAGTGGTAATTCCTGACCCAACTGAGAGCGTTCTTAGAAAAGTTCTAAAGGAACTTTACCTCTTAAAGATAGGGCTAAAAAACGAAAACTATGAAAGTTGTGCAAAAAAGATTGATTCCATACGTGCAATGGTTCAGGAAATAATTAACACAAAGTAGTTGACTGTTGTATAATGGTTCTTATATTACTTTTAAACCAAAATACATCCGTAGCTCAGTCGGATAGAGCAACGGCCTTCTAAGCCGTGGGTCACAGGTTCGATTCCTGTCGGATGTACCATAAACTACAAGGAGAAAAAAATGGCTGATGGAAGAGTTACAACTAAACAGTTGCAGGAACAATTAAATACAGTGTCGAGTCGTCTTAGTAAGATGGTTGATGATATGTATGTTCTAAAAGAGGAGTTAGGTCGCTTTAAAGCTGCCGTGGCTCAGGATCTTACTAAAGTTATTAAGAAGATTAATAACTAAAGATTGGGCTCATAGCTCAGCGGTTAGAGCTGCCGGCTCATAACCGGTAGGTCCCTGGTTCAAATCCAGGTGAGCCCACCAAAACCGCTAATGTAGCTCAATTGGTAGAGCAGCTGATTTGTAATCAGCAGGCTGTAGGTTCAAGTCCTATCATTAGCTTACACGCACAAAAAGGATAAAGATGATTTCAACTAATTGGATATCTGAAGTAGATTCAGATGAACAGCCGCAAGCACTAGCCATTGCGCCCGAGGAAGCAGGAAGTGCATCCGATAAAGACCAAGTTTTGCAGGTTAATAACAGGATATATTTTTATTCTGAAGTAAAAAGAGCTAAAATTCTTACCTTAAATAAGACTTTAAAGAACTTGGAAATTAATTTGGCCAATCGTGCCGGCACTTTACAAACGACGCACATCGGAGATATATATCTTTACATTAATTCTTATGGGGGTAGTGTGTTCGCAGGACTCTCTGCTGTTGATTATATTAAAAACTCAGAAGTCCCCGTAACAACAATCATCGATGGCTGTGCTGCTTCAGCAGCCACGATGATGAGTGTCGTTGGGTCACACAGACTGATGAACGAACATGCCTTTATGCTTATTCATCAGTTATCTGCTGGTAGTTGGGGGAAATATGAAGAATTGAAAGACAACATGTCAAATAACGACTTGTTGATGAAGACTATTAAAGACATCTACACCAAACATACGAAGGTGCCTGCTAAAGAATTATCGAAGATGTTGAAGCATGATTTGTGGTGGGATGCCAAGACGTGCTTGAAGTATGGATTGGTCGATGAGATCATAACCTAGCCGAAGTGGTGGAATTGGTATACACAACAGACTTAAAATCTGTCGCTCTTTGCGGGCTTGCGGGTTCGAGTCCCGCCTTCGGTATTTTTCCTCTTGACTTCTACTAATGGGTGCTTATTATACTAGTGAGAAAAGAAATTACCAAACGAGGTTACAATGCTAAATTATTTATTTGACTTGGCTTCTTCACATAGTGATGAACTTTATAGTCTAGGATGTTATGCTGGCAGCACTCTTGCTGGATACACATCGGCCGGAGAGGTTATTTTTTACGCAATATGCATCGCATAGGAGGACGCATGAAGCTTTATTTATTAGCGCAATATCAAAATCAGAGCGATGACTCTTATGATTCCTGTGTGGTTGTGGCTAGAGACGAAGAAGCCGCCCGAAACGTACATCCAATGGGCGACTGGGACAGAGTAGACGTTTGGACTTATGGACCTGAAGATATCGAGGTATCATATCTTGGCGAGGCCAGAGAAGACATAGAGAAGGTTGGCTTTTCCTTGAATGTAAATAATGTGATATGTTCTAGCTTTAATTAGATGAACAGAGAGTGATGCGCGGTAGCTCAGTTGGTAGAGCCGGCGGCTGTTAACCGCCTGGTCGCAGGTTCGAGTCCTGCCCGCGCAGCCAATTGAGGTGCTTAGTGAAAACTGGTGATCTTGTAATAATATTATATGAACCGCATAGATATTATATTGCTATTGAGCCCATCGACATGCTAGGCTGCCCTGAACAGAGGTGGGCGTTATTGGGTCCACGCGGAAATATAAGATATATTGTTAGAGCAGAAATAAAGGTTGTAAATGAAGCCTGGTGACCTTATAAGAATATACGATCCAGACGAGTCCCGACTGGATGGGCGCTCATACTCAGCCATCGGTATGCTGGTGTCCATTGGATATAAAAGCTCAAACCCTGAGTCTTATCGAGTATTCAAGATTTATTTGGATGGAGGGGTCAAAAGTTTTGATGAACCATATTGGGGCGCAGAAGTAATAAATTCTACTTGACCAAACAAATTTGGTCCCTATAATTTTACAAAGGAGTGAAAGATGAAAAATAAAACAGCAAAAGAATCAGATAATTTATTTAGAATGCTGGTAGCTGCTGGTATCCTCGCTGTGTTGAGCTACGGCCTTGTGGTATGAAAGTAGGCGATCTGGTTAAATTGTCTACTAGTGTTACTAGGCGAGGTTTATCCTATGAGGATAAGGTTGGCATAATTATTACTGAAATTGAAAATATATCTGATTCCAATCAATGGGGCATCACTGATTTATCATGGGTCAACGTACTTGTTGCTGGCGAGGTTTTCTGCCTGCGACCAAGGCAATTGGTAGTTGTAGATGAAAGTCGGTGATTTAGTAAGACTTCAGACTGGTACGCGCATGCACTGGGGTTTACCGACAGGTATTGCTCTCTTAGTTGAGAAGTTACCAAGAAACGATCGCCTTGAATATGACTGGAAGGTCTTGGTTGACGGAAGGTGTATTGAACTTGGTAGACAAATGGAACAATCTTCAGAGGTTCTAAGTGAAACCTGGTGATTTGGTTAAGTGGCGCGATGACCAATGCCCACGGACAACTCGTATTGACCTAATAGGCATAATCACTAAAGAGTTAAGACCAGGATGGATGAAAGTTCACTGGCTTAGTGGAGTGCCCTCTTATTCTGCCTTGGTATGGAGCCCTTGTACAAAAGAACCTGTGATGCACTTGGATTTGCTAAGTGAACATCGGTGACGTTGTAATAGTAAAACCGTTTTATGAAACCTTAGAGATTGTTGACGGTTACGGTATTATTTTGGATATATATGAAGATGATACTGGGTTTGAATGGTACAAGGTCAGGTTTAACCATATTTTTGAATGGTTTGAAGACTATAAGTTGCAACTGGTAAGTGGGGTTGACGAATGAAAAAGCGTGCCTACGTTAAGAGTATGAAAATTGGAGACTTGGTGTCGTGCATATTTGACCCTGATGACGTTGGTATCATCACGGACTGCTATGAACACTTGTGCCTTGATGGGAACTACGAAAAAGTAGCTACCGTGCATTGGGTTCTTTTTAGAACTCCGACGCAGGAACGCTTAGATGACGGTTTAAAATTATTAAACAGTGTATAAAAAAGGAAAAAACATTATGAAAATTATATTAATAGCCTTGTTCGCATCTCTATCTCTAGGGTGTGTAACATCAAGTGGTAAAAACTTCAGCAAAAAAGAAGTTCTCAAGGACTTCGACCAAGCCTGGGATAACTATTGGTCCAGTAACCGTGAACGCTCTTGGTCCAAGTCTAGACTGAAAAGAGATATCAAAAGGGTTAAGTTAAAATCTCCGCTTGAAAAATGAAAGTAGGTGACTTAGTAGAGTTTATGGATATGTCTTCCCAACGCGACTCAAATGGCCGTAGAATCTTATTCCGTTCAGGTGTATACGGAATAGTCATTGGGAGGGACATTACCCGATCTTGGACTACTAGGTGGTTTGATGGAGAAACAAGTTCGGATCCTGATTGGAGGCTAAGAGTGATTAGCGAGGCTGAAGATAATTAATACTTGACGACAATTAAGTTGTTCCTATAGTTAAACTGTAATCATTGGATGGAGGTTCCCATGTCTTGGAACGGAACTGTTAGATGCAGTTGGTGTGGTCAGTCTGGTCATAATGCAGCAGGCTGCAAAGAAAAACTTGAAAAAATGACAGGCTGGCTTGACAGCGCCGATTTCGCAGAGCGCTCGCGAGCTACCAGATACTTTGCGAAGAGAGGTCGGAAGGCTGAACGCGCTAAGAATCGTAGTTGTTCTTACTGCACCGAGGTAGGACACACAAAGCGTACTTGCAAGGTGAGGAAGTCAGACATCTCTGTTTTCGCGGAATTGATTTACGATGGACGGGAAAAGCTATACAAGTCTTTTCAGGAGAAAGGTTTCGGACCCGGCACCCTTGTATCTTATGAGGACAAAACGTGGTCCAATGACTTATACGAGTACGTCGCACAAACGTATGTTGGTATCGTCACGAGCATTGAGCATG